GCCCTAAGATCGCTAGTAAAGCGTGGATAACTCAGTGCGAGTTTCCCCGTTTTACAAAAGTGATCATATGAGTAACAGGTACTAGTACTTATAAAGACTCGTATAAAATGCTTTGGGAACGTATTTCATTACTGTGAACTAAGAATGGTTCTTGATTTACTTTTCAGTATCTCAAAGAAGTTCTTCGGTTAACAGTACGTTTCCTTGCAGGACATCCTGAGCCGAAATCCTTCATTAAGATTTTGGTCCGTCGGGATTCATCAGGTTTACCTACTATTATTCCTCTTACTTTTAGAAAAATTCTCCGTGAAAAAGAGAGTTGATCTAGAAATAGGAATGTAATAGTTGGTCTCCTTACTCTTCTTTCTGTTTTCCGCGTATTTCCTACAAAGGTCAAACCTGATTTCTCTACCATTACTGGTGAGTTTTCGGGGTTGAACAAGTCATTGGATCGTAAGGTCCTAAAACTTGCTTTGAATGATTTGCTCGGAAAGAGATTAAAGTTAAGATTAAAGGCTTTTAAGTTGGTCAGTGGAGAGTCTGCTGGTCCAAATTCGATTAAAAGTGCTTGGGGTGCAAGTATCGATGCTTTAGCATTTATACATCACCCAAAGCAGATTTATCATGTTACGTCATGGTTGAAATACCATGGGGGAACATTTTGAATCATTTGACTCTTCTTTTTGATGATTCTTGGTGGTCCTCTATATATATTTCTGTATATAGTGTTTCACCGGGATACACCTAGACTGAAACTCGGACGTCTTGGAGTAGTTTATGACCAGGCCGGTAAGGCCCGTATAATTGCAATCACTAATTATTGATTGCAACTTTGTCTTAAACCTCTCCATGATGCCCTCTTTAACTTGCTTAAGGATGTTGAAACAGATGGAACTTTTGATCAAGAAAAACCTTTAAATCGGTTGATTGGTATCGCTACCGACCATCGTTTAAGAGGTTTCCCTGACCATAATTTCTCCTGTTTTGATTTATCCGCTGCCACAGACCGTCTTCCTATTGACCTTCAAGTCGATATACTGAAACTCCTTATAGGTGAATCAGCATTAAACTGAAAAGGGATGTTGGATTTCGGATGGTTTTCCGGCAAAGATATCGTGAGATATTCCGTTGGGCAACCTATGGGAGCTTACAGTAGTTTCGCGATGTTAGCTCTAACACACCATGTTATTGTTAAGATTGCGGCTCTACGTTTAGGTTTTATTGGTTTTAGCAATTACGCCGTACTCGGTGACGACATTGTTATATGAAATGACAGTGTATCTGCCGAGTATCTAAAAATAATGGAAACATTAGGTTTAGATATAAACTTAGGTAAGTCAGTGATTTCGAAAGATTTTGCTGAATTTGCCAAAAGATTACGCGGTCCTAACATTGAATT